ATTTTCTTTAATTCTTCTTTTGTATAAACTGGCTTACCTTTACCTTTTTCTTTTTTGTTATTATCTTTGCCTTTTCCTGCACCGTCTCCATCTCCCCAATCTATATGCTCGTCCATTAATTGACCTAATTTTTCTATTGCTTTCTTACCATTCTTTTTTGCAGTTTTATATAAGTCGTCATAAATTTTTTCTGCAGGCCAATCTTTATATTTGTCATCTTGGAAACCTTTGTTCTCACCTTTTTTACCTTGTGGCATTTCACCAATTTTACCTTCTACAAGAATTTGATTAACGGCATAATCCGCCGCAATATTCCAAAGCATAGGTTGTCTATTTCCAATTCTAACTAACATATGTTCAAATACATTATGTAGAACTTCGTGACCAAATAAAAATTCTGCTTCTTTTGGTGTAAGTGAATCTATAAATTTTCTATTATAAAAGAAATGTCGTCCATCAGTACCAGCAGTAGGACACCAGTCATCTGCATTAACTAATTTTAATCTAGTTGCAAGGTTACCAAAAAACGGATGTTTTAAAAGTAAGGCAATCCTTGCGGTAACTAGTTTGTCTATAATTGCTTGGTCTGTTGAGATCATTTAGACTCCATAGCAGTTATGACATACTTGCCAAACTTCTTATGGAACCTATCAAAAGATTTTAGTTTGCTAGGATCGAACGGAAGTTTATAGTTTGTCAAAGCAATCTTGGCACCCATAACAACTAACTCTGTTTCAAAGTTGTCCATCATGTAGTGAAAGAATCTGTCTGCTTGTTCGTTCCAGTTTTTTGTTTTCTTTTCATGTGCTTGTTGTAATTCATAACACAATGAAACAGTTAAAGAATACATCGCTGATATTTCTTTGCATTTTAAATCTTTAACTTTACCGCTCAATATATCAGATGGATTAGGAAGTTGGCCGCTCACCTTACGGTGATTCATAAACTTAACGGCCAATCCTTCTCCTACTGCGCCTGCAACGAGGTCAGTGAGCGTACTTTCTGGCAGGTCATCTGATAGAAGTTGTGATACGAAACTCCATGATCTTGGAGTTGCGAAAGATCTTGATGATCCTTTTGGATCAAAATCATATAAATCTTGTTTTGCAAATGTCACATAACCTACAACATCAGGATGAATATGATTAAATGTTGCCCATTCCATCCAGTCATCGTAGTCTACTCTTAATTCTATGTGAACAAATCTGTTGGCTAATGGAGCCGGCATTCTGTAAGTGACACCTTTGTCAGCATCTCTGTTACCAGCCGCTACAATTGAAACACCGTCGGGCAGTTTATATTGTCCAACTCTTCTGTTTAATATAAGTTGGTACGCCGCCGCCTGTACTGCCGGTGCCGCCGAATTTAATTCATCTAAGAAAATAATTGATGTTGATTTTACATCTACTGGTAATTCAGCCGGTGCGGCCCATACCATATTATTTTCTTTTGCGTTATAATAAGGAATACCCTTAATATCTGTTGGTTCCCATAAAGGAAGTCTAATATCAATAACTTCTCTTTTTTGAGAATCTGCAATTTGTTTAACTATGTCTGATTTACCAATACCTGGTGCTCCCCACATCATTATTGGTCTTTGTAATTTAATGCAGTGTTCTAGTGCCAGTTTCGCTTCATTAGGCGTAACCGTTCTATTTTGTGATCCTACTGCTTGTTTATCTGTTTGTTTTGCTCTTGCCATTTTGTCTATAGCTCCTCGTTTAATTGTTATAATACTATAATAACATACTATTATAATGCGTCAACCTGGTAATTATGGCTAAAAAGTCGCTATTTTATTGGGTTTTTTGCTCATCTGCCTTGCTCATTGCCCGTGCTAACCCGTATTTTGTGACATCTCCAGCAAACATCATGAGCTGTAATGCCATTTTTTCCATGGTTACTACTATTTGTTTTTTATCTACATAATACGGACAATCCACGAATTCATCCAACCAAAGAAAGGTTTGTGGAGTGAATATAATTTTTGCTGGAAATTTAATTTCGTAAACTTTAATATCTAAGGATTGTATCCATTCATAGCCTATTTTTGTAAGTCTTAATGAACGTGCTTGGTAAGATTCACGGACATTTTGCCACCAAGTGAAGTATGCAGTCTTAATACTTTCTTCGTGCAACGGTTCTTCCTTGAGCATTAGGAAGGTTCGAGTGTATGCCGTCTTTACGTCCATACACTTAATTATCTAGTGAATTTGTCGCCTGTTTTTAAAAGATACACCGCAAACTTGTCTGTCTTATGCATGGTATTAAGTTTTTTAACCAAGTTTTCTGCGTGTCCTGGATTTGAAAATGAAACTTTTTTGTACTTAGGTCCTGGGTAATTAGCAACCAAACTAGATGATTTTAAATTAATAGGTTTACCGTCATAAAACACGGCCCATATACCTTCTGCCGCAAGAACTTCGTCCAATTTATATGTTTCCTTATTGGAGTACTGAAGTAAGACTGTTGGTTTCGGTCTGCTCATAATTACTAGTTGTATTTACCAGAAACTATTAATGGACGAAAAACAAAAGTTAGTTAAAGATTTATAGGCTTATTCAACCATGTGTTATAAATTTGCAACGACCAGGTTTTGTCTTTGATTTGAAAGTTATTAAACACGTCGTCAGGAAATTGACTTGTACCGATGTTTTTAATGTCAAATGTATTAGAAAATTTAAAAGTATCTTGCCATTGTTGTAAACTGTTCGCATAATTTTCAACGAATGTGTTGGCAGTATTTTCAATATATTTTTTTGCTTCTTCAATTACTATGTCACGATGTTTTTTTTCAAAACGGGTAGCACATTTTTGAAACATAGAGCTATCTGAACAAATAATTTGTATGGTATTTTTCTTTTTTGTAAGGCAAAAATCTGTATCGTGTGACAATGTATATTCGGAGTCATTATTTTCAAATTTTTTAAAGTATTCTTCTTTTTCTTCATTAGAATATCTAAAAAATTTCTTCATTATTTGACGATCTGTTTTAATTTTATATTGGTTGCAAACAGAATCCTCAATTTCAGTTGGTCCATGTGTATGTAGGTAATCTTTGTTAATCATACCTAGTATTAAATCACCACACATACCACCACGAAATAAAATTATATTATGCATTGTATTGGAATAAAAACTTTATGTTGCCGTTTGTTGTATCTGGATTTTCAAGTATATCATAATTGCCATTTCCATCTTTTATTTTAGTTATGAATTTAATATTTTTCCATAGTAATTTTAGGTTATATGTTTTTTCAATATGTTTTGCAAAAGTTTCAAAGTATACTTTATGATCAATAGTTAAACGATTCCAGTCAACAATTTGTGTGTCTCTAAAACTATAAAAAAATAAACAATTAGGTTTCATAGCTTTTACATATTTAGAAATATGGTTCTCAACAACCGAAAGTTCACACCAAATATCTCCTCTATTGTTTATGACAATAAAATTATCAAATATTCTACCGTTAATTTTTGCTATTTCAGACCTGTCATTTATTATTTGTGCTTTTGGATAAAATGTTTTGACAATTGGCCATTGTTCGATAACTGTAAGATTAGGAATTAGTTCTTCTAAGTAATATCCAGCACTACCAAATATACAAGTTTTGCCTTTTTGTAATTTATCAATAATAAATTTGGCATATTCATCTATTATTATTTTGTTTTTGTTTTTACGATTTCTTAACCATAATTCATGTTTAAGTCTACCCATACGATATCTTCTATAATTGTGTTGATCAGTATTAATCATAGGATAATCAGTAAAATGTTCTATTAATTTTTTCATTTGCTTATAAAGTAATGTCGATCAGGAACACTCCAAGTAAAATTTAAACCATAGTCAGTATAGTTTTTGCTTAAATCTACAACTGTATTGTTTGGCAATGATTGTTTTAGCCAACTTGTTATTGCTTGTTGGTAGTCAGTAGGTAGTTTTAAGGGTATTTTTTTGTTATCAATGTTAAGATAATGTCTGTTTAAACACAAATAAATGTTATCACAGTTGTTTAACCAGGTGTTTATTTGCTCTATAATGCCCGTACAAGGGTATCTTGAGTATCCTTGGTGTGTGACCAGTAATAGTTCTGCTTGTTTAATATTGTCTACAAATTTTACAGTTGGAATATTAATATCTAAATGTACTTCTTCAATATGATGTATTTGTTTATAATTATTTAAAGTAATAAAATCTTCAATTTGTTGTAATCTTCTTAATTTATATTTGTTGTCGTAGAATTTATCTTGAATTCTTTTAAAATTTTTTGCCCACTTGTATAAAGCAGTAGGTTTTATTATTGTAATTTTTTTATTTTTTGCTATCAAAGGTACCACCATCCATTTCGATATTGATAGTTTTGGCCTCTTGAGCAGTTTTTAATGCTTCGATTATTTCTTCTTGTATTGTAACAAGTCTAGTCATTACTTGTGTTAAGGAATCTGCTAATTGATCAGCCTCTCGAGCAGTTATACGAATATCACTGGTTCCCTTTTGACGTAGAGTACGTATTCTACCTAGTAAATTTTCAATTGGTTTAGTCTGAATTTTTGAGTGCTTCATTTAATTGTGCAACCATTTCTGTTTTTGATTTAATTGGTCCTTTGTAAGGATATCGTTGTAATGTAATTATTTTTGGACAATATGCTTTACGCCAATTTACAGTTTCAAATTTTACAATATAATAGCCTGCACAAAACATACTTTTAGATTTAGGTGTTTTTGTATATAAAGGTAATCCTTTTTGTACGTTCCATAATGGATTATAAGGTTTTTGTGAACAAGGATATCCGTGAACCTCAAAGTTTTCTGCGTGTTTTACGTCCCATTTGTTTACAAATTTTTCTTGTTCTTTTATTTCTTTAGGTACAGATTGATTGTCTTCAAAAATATTAAATCCAAACTTTGTGAACAGGCTTTCTTGTGTATGATAAACTTGTCTTTTATCTTGTTTGCTTAAGAAGATCCAACCATCATCTTCTTTTTTTTGCAGGGTTCCTAATTTTTGGCCGTTTTGCTCAACTATCCAAAATTTATCTTTAACAAGTGTTTTCGCTCTTACTGTCATGCACTTAACCTCGCATTAAATGGCTCCACATACAATTGAGCCTGTTCACTAATTTTATTTAAATCATACTTGGCACAGAACCTCATGAATCTGATTCCAACTTGTTCTACACTTTTATTTTCTGCCTTAGCCTGTGCAATCGTTTGATCAAGTTCTTCTACAATAGCTTCTGGTTGTGCGTGTAAATCAACTAATAATTTATTTCTTTCATAATCGTCCATAACTCTGTGTTCTTTTCCTTCATGATCTACCCATTTTGTTAGCATTAAATTATTCCATGTATAACCTTTTGCTTGTCTATCTCCAAATGCTTCTTTTAATCCTATTTTGTTTTTAGTACCTTTTGTTCTTACACCCGGATATGCACTAAAAATATTATCGGAAGGATCACCCCTCATAGATTTTTCAAATATTATCCATTCTATATCCGGTGCATCTTTAGGTAATTCAGTTTTTTTATCTATTATTTTGTTGCCTTTGTTGTCAAACCATCCTTTGTGTGTAATAGTTGTTTCTGTAATCCCATTGTATTGTTTAACATTTTCTTTTACAAGTTGATTTAAATCTTTATCAGTGCTTAAAATAACGTGTTTATCGTTTGGATGTTTATCTATCCAACGTGCAATTAAATCGTCTGCTTCGGCACGTGAGTTTTGTAATACTGTTGCATTTGTTTTTGTTTTAATAAAATTAGTAAGGTCATCATAGCACTCCCAAAATATTTTATTTTCTTCTTTTTCTTTATCACTCATTGCTTCAAATGTTTCTTTTCTATTTCTTTTATAAGGTGCGTAATGATCCTTACGCCAACTACGTCCTTCTAAACAAAATATAAGATGAGAACCATTAAAATCTGCCCATGCTTTTTTAATAGAATTCATAGTAATATGAATAGCCATACCTATTTTCTCGCTAGTATCACCACGAATAATGTGCCTAGCACGGAAAAAAGTATTTGCCGTGTCTATTAATATATGAGTCATGTTTAAGAAACTTCCGTTTTTCCGTCGTCTCTTCTGTTTATTTGAACATAACCAGATCCTGAAACATCAATACCTTGTTCGTTGCCGATTGTTCTACAGAGAGTTTGAAACCATTTGTCGACTATTTGTTCTTCGCTATCCCCTTGATATCCATGTTGTTGTAAATTATTGACAAATTCTTTATTCCAGTCCAGCTCAAAAAATCCATTTCTTGGGTTGTCCTGATTAACATTCATATTAAGAACCTTAACCCAAGGTTCCTCGCTTTTGCCTTGAGTTTTAGTTTTCTTAGCTTTTGATTTTGTTGTCTTTTTTATTTTCATTATTAAAATATACCTAATAATAAAACTACTGCTACTACTATTATAATTTCCATGTTATTCTCCTTGTTAAGTTCCCCATTTATTACCAAACAAATCTACGTGTAATCTTGGCGAAAACTTATATCCATATTTTAAACAAATTTCCGCTACTTGTCTACCAGTTTTTGCCTGTCCTTCTAACGTTGCTCCTAGTGGCATAAGATATATGTCAGCTTCTATTCCTTTGTCAGAAAAAGCCTTTCTTGCTAAATCAACTTCTTCTATATCTTGTTCATCCATTACCACAAATTTAAAGTATAAATGTGTGTTTGGTATTTGTGAATATTGGTAAGCAACTTCAGGACGTATTGCTTTTGCCCAATGCTCTCCTGATATAGATAGTTTAGGTGATGTAGACCAAGTTACGTGAACTGGATGTTTTGTATAATCACCAGCAGTTAAACCGTGCATAAATTTGTCAAAATTATCTTTCCATGGTTGTGTACAATTAGTTTCAAATGTAATATTTTTTATGAAACGAAATTCAGGTTGTCTTATTAATGCTTCTAATTGTCTTTGCCACATTAAGGGTTCGCCACCTGTTATAACAAGATGTATGTCTTGTCCGGTAGAAGAAATCCACTTGCCTTCTGGTGTATGACTTAATATTTTTTTAGCAATAACATCAACCGGATCCCAATCTACAAGATGTTTGTATCTTGCCGCCCAACTGGCACTAGCATCACAACCAATGTCTACTACTGGTAAGTCTTTAACGTGTTTAATATTTGTAAGATCCATTGTAGCATATGGCATTTCTTCTGGTTTAAGCCATTTGCTTTTATCTCTGCCTTGTCCAAATCCATGACAGTGAAAATTACAACCAAATGTTCTAAAAAATACACTTGGTACGCCTGCAAAACGACCCTCACCTTGTATGCTTCTAAATATTTCAGAGTACCTAATTTTCTCCATATTATATTATACTATAATTATTTAGATTGGTCAATCCAGGCTTCTGGACATAATGTTTTCATGGCTTCTATTATTTCTTTAATGGTCCAATTACCATTAATTTTCTTTTCCATTTCATCAGACATTATCTTTTCTTCTTGTCGAGTCTAACCACGTTGTCTCTTTCTTTAAGATGGCCTACAGATTCTCTTTCAATATCGCTGTGATCAAAATTTGCCCAATATAATTCAAAAGCAACTCCATCTTGTAAACCCTCAAAGGAATGGTATAGTCCAGGTTTAACTGCGGTAAAATTTCCGGGTTCTAATATTGTTTCATCAACTAGATCATATGCTGTTTGCCATATGCGGATTTTCATTTTTCCCGACATACAATAAAAACCATTCCATTTGTATTTGTGTTTGTGCTTAGAACACACACCACCTTTTTTAAAATCTATTCTGTGAAATTCAAGTGAACTATTTGCTAGGATAAGTTCTGTAGATCCCCAAATTTTTCCTGCTATATTCGACATAGTGTTATTATATAATTATTTCAATGTTTTGTCAAAGTATATTTTATTTTTTTCTATAAATTTTTCAATTTTTTGTTTTGGTAAATTAAAAGTTTTAATATTTAATATTTTACAACTATCATTGACTAATTTTTGCAACTTGTTTACATATTGTACGTTATCAGGATCAAACATTATGTCGTGTTTAGGATCAAATATATCTTTTTTTAAATACCGATTTGTTTCTTCTTCGATAAATTTACATCGTTGTTTTATATTCATACCTTTTATAAAGTATTCTGGTAATTCCTTAATAGGTTTTTTAATTTGTTTATACCAAAATTCAAGGTAAACTCGAGGATGATATCCTCCAACTTCTACGTGTCTTCGTGCATATTTTAGTCTTTCTTTTTCTTTACAAATTACTAGGATTTTTACATAATTTTTAAAGTATTTTTCATAAGGTAATGTAGCAAAATCATAAGTTGCCATTCTATGTATACCAATATTTTTTTTATTAAATTGATCAAAAAATTTTGACAGTTCATTGTTGTTCATATTACTAATTTTTTCGTAATCATTTTCGTTGTGAAATAAATTTATTTGTTTTTTATAACTATGATGTGCATTAAGTTTATATTCATCTCCTTCAATTTCTTCTGATAGAACTATGTTGGCATCTGGATGATGAGAAAATAGTCCAGCTATAAATGTTCCAAACATTCCAGATCCATACATTATAAAAATTTGTGGTTTATCTATCATTAATTTTTTTGTTAATTAAGTGTGCTACACCCAAACTAGTTTTAATATCAAAATGTCGTCCATCACGACTAAAATCTAATTGTTTTACTTCAGTTACATTGTTTTTCATTAAAAATAATATTTTCTTTTTAATTGTTTCTGAAATCTCATTATCATAAGCTGTTTTTTCAGATTGTCTATTCTCCTCGTTAATATCGTTATATGTAGAAAGAGGTATTGCTAGATGTATTATTTTTGTTGGTAGTGAATTCACTGCTTCATAGTTCTTTAAAAAGTTTTTAATATCGGCGTTATCCCCAAAATCGTTTTTATCATGTAATTGATCTATGCCATTGACTCTTCGTCTATGAAGATAAGACCACATTATTACTATTAGTTTAGGGTTATATGTTTTTTCAATTGCTTGTACTCTAAGGGCAATAGTATCATTACTGGCACCATCCTGTCCTAAATTTATACATCTTTTATTAGTAATTTTTTCCAGTAATGCAGGCCAAGATTCGTTTTGTGGTTGTCCACAACCTAATGTAAAACTATCACCAACGCACCATATAACATTAGATAAATCATCAGGCCATTCATTATCCCTAAAGCCTTTCGAATTATATTGGTAATAAACTTTTTTAGGATAGTTGTTAAAATGTTCAAGATGTCTTGCATGAAATTCTTTGGTATGTTTAGGATCGTCTGTACTAGAGTACTCTCCACTATAATTAACTTTAGTTGCTACCCTAAAAGGGTCTTTGTAATTGTCTATACTAAATCGGTTTTTCATTATAATTTTTTATCATGCCAAAAATCATATGTTGCATTAGAAGTATCAATCCAGTTATGATTTTTAGCAAAAGACTCGAATTTTCTTAGACAGTTATTAAAATTTTTAATTTGTCTTCGCTTATCGTATAGTGTAGTGTTTTTAATTGGTTGGTTCATTATTTTGTTTTCGTCTACTAGTTTTTTTGTATATCTTTTATATTGTACTAACGCACCTAATTCTTTATTGGTATATTTGGTTAGTTTTTTGCTAGTCATGAGAGCGTTAAATGTTTCGTATTCAATTTTTAAAATTCTCGATAATTCTAGTTTAAAGTTATTTTTATATGTATTTTTAAATCCAGTTAGTTGTTCTAATATTTTGTCGGAATTAGTAATTACATCCTCATAAGCAATTTCAATAACATCAGGAAAGTTATCTTTTACCCAGTACGTATAATTAAGGTATTGTTGACATTTTTTTTCGAAAAAATCTTCTTTAACCGATTTAACTTTAAATACTTTTTGTTTGTCATCTCTATTATATACATTTAATATTCCAGATTCCTCTCGTATACTCCAACTCAATGCGTATTCAAAAATATTATTTCTTACGCACATTATTTTTTTATCGTATACTTCATTTAAAAATTTATAAAAATTAGTAACAAGTTCTTTAGATTCTCCTAAATGTTCTGATCTATTATCTAAATGATATTTGGCAACTCTGCTTATAATATTTGTATCTTTTGAAGATTGTCTTATAATACTTTCTATTTCGGGCAACGATTGTGCATACATTTGTTTCCATCGTGAACCTATAAATCTTTTATCATGTACAGCAATATTATCTTCTAATAGTATTCTGTTAGTTAATTCGTGGGTATTAACGGCATTAACGTTCTCTAACGAAAATGTCATTGTTAAAAGTCTTTGTAAAATGGTAGAACCGACGCCGTCAGGAGTTAGTATTAAGAAATTCATACCAATATTTAAATGAAATATCAACAGGGGGTAAAAAAATACCCCCTATTGAAAATAAATCAATTTTATTTTGATTTTACTAGGTCTTTACTTGCATCTTTAAATGCTTTTTGTACAGTTGCACTAACTTTAAATTTACCCGACAAATGTCTAAGTAATAAACCATAAGCTGGTAAGAATACTATCAAACCAACCATAATTTTTAATACAGTTTGTGAACCGGCAATTTCTGCCCAGTTAGCCGCCATATACTCGTTGGCGCCACCTGAGAATGCTGTAAAGAAGAATGTGTATGTGTCAATTATGTTTGCTACCACAGTTGATACTGCAGGTGCTAACCACCAAGCTGAATAATTTTCTCTCAGCCATTGGAAGACATATACATCTAGCAAAGTTCCAATTGCATACGCAGTCGCACTTGCAAAACCAATTCTTAACGCAACTGATTGAGGTGCTCCTTCTGCCAGCACTACCAAAATGGATCCAATGATCGCAAGTGGATAGGCTATTGCAATTGTAGACCGTGCTATCGTTTTACCCAATAGTCTGACTGTTAAGTCAGTTGCTATTACTACTAAAGGGAAAGTGAATGCCGCCCAGGTTAGTTTAACTCCAAGTATTTCTACAGGAATGTTTACTAAACCGTTTGAAACTGTAATCACGATAACGTGAAGTGCTACAAGTTTCCACAGCATACTTTTGTCTACGTTTTTTAATAAATCTAACATTAATCCTCCTAGGATATTATTAAATGTTCACTATTGTACGACAATTTGTGAATTAAATCAATACACTTTTAAGTTTAATTAAATGGTTTTACCAATAGGTCTTTCTACTTCAGATCCGTATAATTTTTTAAGTAATTTTTCGGGGTGGCATTCTAGATAATGTACTAAAAATTCTTCCATTCTTTCGTTTATTGTAATGCCAAGGTAATCGCATAGACGCTGTCTTTCTTCTTTATCTACTAAAAATTTAAGAATGTCAAAGTTATAATCACACCAATCTAACTTAGATGGCCATGTTGCTCCACCATTACCTTTAATCCAACCATCTATATAAGTATCACGCACTTTTTTAAAAGTAGGATTTTTTTTTGGAATATTCCCACAACTTCCGGTTCTTTTAGCATATTGCATTTTATACCATTTTCTTTTATCCGTAACATAAGGATTAAGTTTAATACAATCAATATTTTTATAATCCCTAATTATTTTTATTTCTTCTTCTGTTTTCTGTCTGTAATCCCAATACTCAACACTTTGTTTTTCTACGTTATCGTGAAGTTGAAAATACCAAAGTTTTGGTAAATCATTGTCTTTAAATGTGTTATCTGGCCAGTATTCTTTACTAGTCCAATTGCTCCACCATTTTCCATCTTTCCAATTCCCAACTCGATTTTTGTGGTCTTTCCTTTCGGCATCATTAGTCCAACCAGTTATGCCTTTGGTTTTTTGCGTTTTTTGAAATTGTTTGTAGAACATATAGTTCATTAATTTTTTATTAGTACCGTAGTCAAGTTCTTTATTACGTGCAGTTACGTTAAATTTTTGGTCTGAACCTAATATGTAATACAATACAAACATACCACAACAAGTACTTTTATAATAAATGCCTATATCTTTCATTATTTTATTACTCCAGTTGGTCGTTTTACATCATCACTATATAATTTTTTAAGTAGCCATTCTTCATGAGCCTTTATATAATAATTTAAAAATTCCTCCATCCTTTCGTTCATTGTAATACCTATATAATCACATAAACGTTGTCTTTCTTCTTTATCCACTAAAAATTTTAAGATATCAAAGCTATAATCACACCAATCTAATTTGGAGCCTTTACTTCTTGATAATACAAATTTAAATCGTTGGTAAAATTCTTTAAAAGTAAAATTTTGTTTTGGGAAATCATGAAATGATCCAGATCTTTTATAGAACATTAGTTTAAACCATTTGCTATCATCAGCAACATAAGGATTAATTTTTATGCAGTCGAGTTTTTTATATAAGTCATTTATTCGAAATTTTTCTTTAAAATCTTGGTGTGGAGCAAAATCGTGTATTTGAAAGTAATAAAATTTTGGTAAATGGTTGTCAGCAAACAAATTATCTGGCCAATATTCACCACTAATCCACTCGCCATATTTTTTAGGTTTAAATTGTGTATAGAACATCGAGGTCATTAATTTTTTATTAGTACCATAGTTAAGATCTTGATTACGTGAAGTCACATTAAATTTTTGATCTGATCCTAAAATATAATATAATAGGAACATACCGCAAGTAGAACTTTTATAATAAATGCCTATGTCTCTCATATAAAACAATCAACCGGAATAATGTTTTTAAAATTAGTGTTTCGTATTTTGTCAATATTATCTAGGTAATGCACACATTCTTGAGCTAATTCATTGTCGTGATTTATATTATCTTTAATTACTGATTTAACAACGTCAATAAATTCTTGATTATATCCTTTATAATTTTGTAGATCTTTTATAATATTATTTTTAAATTGTTCTTTTAAAGAAGAAAGTGTTAGTTTTTTTGGTGATGTTAGTATAATAGGTCTTATTTTTATTTTTTTAGTATCAAAATAATTTACCATATTAACAATATTAGGTAGTATTGGTGCTTGTATTACACAGTTAATTGATAATTTTATGTTTTCTTTAACATTTAATAATGTGTCTATATTTTTTTTAATAGCATTCCAAGTATGGCCAAATCTAATATATTCAAAAGTATCTTCTATGCCATCAACAGATACACTAATCCATGTTTCTTTAAATTTTTTAAGTATGTTTAATATTTTGTCATTAATTATTGTTAGGTTTGTAGTAAAGTGAAGAATACATTTTTCTTTTTGACTTGTTGGTATGTTTTCTAATGTTTTGAACAGCCACGGATTTATGAAGGGTTCGCCCCCAGTTAATTTGATATGTATACTTTGTGGTAAAAATTTTTCACACCATTTTGCAAAATCGTTTTCTTTTGGCCAATTAAATTCGTTTTGTTTCAAATTGCCATGTTTATAAAATTTTTTCATTTCTTGATTTATGTTTATCTCAGCAAGTATTTGACTACTCCACTTTGGTGAACACATAACGCATTTTAAATTACATAAATTTCCAAGCTGTAAGTCAAAACTTTTTATATTTTTTGTATCTAAATTATTAATTGCTTGAGTAATATCTTTTCCAACAGTTCTGTTTAATATTAATCTTAATGAATCACCATTAGCTTCTTCTTGTTTCCAACACGCAATACAGTTGGTATCTTTAATACCGTTAATTAAATTATTTCTTACTTTATTCAGATCTTTAGAATGATAATAGTCTTCAGTTTCGTGAAATTTATATTTTGTTGGTTTGTCGAAAAGACAACAAGGGGTAATACTGCCAGTTGGACCTACATAAAGACTATTAAAAGGTGCAACGCAGAATGTATTTTTGTTCGGTATCATTCATGATATTTAATTAATCTTCGTATTGGTCGTAAACTTTATTAATTGGATTGTTTGTTCTAACAAAACTTGCACATTTAGGTATATCCTTTAATCTTCTTGCACCAATATATGTACAAGCGGATCTTACTCCACCTAACATATCTTCAATTGTTTCTGATACAGGTCCTCTGTCAGGTAAAAATACTCTTCGTCCTTCGTTACCTCTATATCCATCTTTTCTTTTACCGTGTATTTCTCTTGCTCTATCAGAACTCATACCATAAAATTCTCTTTCTCCATCTACAACTGGCAACTCTGATTCATTGTGTCCTGCTAACATACCACCTAGCATAACAAAATGTGCACCGCCACCAAATGCTTTTGCTACATCACCTGGTTCTACACAACCACCATCAGCCATTATGTGTCCTCCAACACCGTTGGCCGCATCAGCACATTCTACTACCGCTGAAAATTGTGGAACACCTACACCAGCCATTGTTCTTGTTGTACATACTGATCCTGGTCCTATACCAATTTTTACTACATCAGCACCACTAATAATTAATTGCTCAACCATTTCTGCAGTAACAACGTTACCTGCAATTATAGTTTTGTCAGGAAACTCTTCTCTTACTTTTTCGACAAAGTCTACATAATTTTCATGATACCCATTTGCAACGTCAATTGTAATAAATTTAACATCTGGATAACTTTTTAATATTTGTTGCATTGTGGCATAATCTTCTGCGTCTTTATCCCAAAGTTTTCCTGTACCTGTACATACAGATATGTATTTTAATTTTATTCCTTGTCCTACGGCTTGTTTCCATTGCTCAGGTGTTGTTGTTTTTGTTATTACAGTCATCATTTTATATTCCTGTAATACTTTAGCCATACTAAATGTACCAACGCCATCCATATTAGATGCTACAATAGGAACACACGTATAAGTTTCTTTTGAATTTTGAAATGTAAATGTTCTTTCTATGTCAACATCTTTTCGAGAAGATAATGTTGAACGTTTTGGTTGTAACAAAACATCTGCATAATTTAATTTAAGTTCAGTATTAAGACGCATCTTCCTCTCTTGCTTCTTTGGCTATTTTTTCTAAATTTTCTTGTTCTTCTTGTTCTCTTTTTTTAAATTCTTCTAACTGTTTTTCCTTTGCTTCTCTTTCTTTACGTTGTTTGTATTCGGGTGTATCTTCTAGAAGTTTTTGATCCCATTTTATAATAAGGTTTGTAATTTCTTGATGTGGGAAATTTCTAGCAACCATTGTATTACGATATGCTTTAACATCTTCTAATAAATCTTTAATTTCCATCTTCTTCTCGTTCTCTAGTTTCGCACATTTGTTTTATATTTTGGTAATGTTCATGAGCATCTTGTAATGCTGGATATTTTTTTCTTAATTTTTCATCATCAAAGTCAAAACTTGGTTGATATAAACCATCACTTACGTCAAATTTTACATCAAGTCCATCATCTAATGAACCTACGCTTGCCGTGGTTACAGTTGTACCTGTGTTTAATTCTCCCATATTATAAGTCCAACTACTCATACCTCCATCTAAATCTTGTGCTTGATCGTATTGATCCATTACTTTAGTATTTTCTTGTACATTTTTTAAATCTTTTAATAATTCTTTTTTACTTTTTGGTGGCATTTCCGCTCCAGTCTATTTTACCATCATTAATTGCGTCCATCGTTTCCACATCTCTAGTATCTAACATTATTTCTTGTTGTACTGCCGCTACTAGTCTATCAACGTCTTCTTGATCTATAGGTCTTTTATAAGTTCCATCTAAAATTTTCCATACTTTTTTCTTAAATGTTAATTTTTTTCCTTTTTTCATAAACTTCTTTGTACCAAATTATAAACTGTTGGGTTTCGTAAGTCAAGATATAACATTAACGTTATTCTATATTCGTTGCTATGATTATATACATTATGGTAATGATAGGAATTGAAAATATATGCTTTACCCGTCTCAAGTCTTTTGCATTCGGCATTTTTAAACCATGAAGGTCTAAAAAATCTTTTGTACCATTTAAATTCGTTCTTGTTAACCACACAATATTCAAATTGTTTTGGTACTATTATAGGTATTTGCACTGTAAGTTGATTCTCTTCTTGTCCGTGCTCTTGCACGTGGCTATGCCATACTAAAGATTCTTTTGGGGAAATCCTCATGATTCTTGCACTACATTTGTCGCCGCCTAGATCTTTTATTAATTTGTAAATGTATGGACAATGTTTTTTTATTTCTGTATCTATAAAAGGAATATCTCGTCTATTTTCATGTAGATCAGTGTATAGACTTCCATCAGAACTTGTCAGGCATACACCAGACCAACTTTTAGCATATTTTTTTCTTACTGCCCAGTAATTTGTATTGTAATTGTGGAAAGCATACTTCTTGTCTATGATATGATACTCTTGTAAAAGTTTTTCGAAATCGATTTCTACGTCTAACTCTATAAATGACCTCTTTCGAAGTTCATTATTCATTATGCATGGCCCTTCATGCTCATGCAAATTTTATAAAATTCATCTCTAGTTGCTGGGTCATCTTTAAATGCACCTAACATAATTGCAGTTGTCATATCAGATTCCTGTTCTCTTACGCCTCTGTGTGTCATACAATGATGTTCTGCTTTAACTACTACTGCAATATGAGTTGTGTGTGCGTATTCTTTTAATGCATCAGCAATTTGTGTTGTCATTTCTTCTTGTATCTGTGGTCTTTCTACAATGTGATGTATAATTCTGTTAAACTTACTCAAACCAATAACTTTGCCAGTTGGAATAATACCTACCCAAGCATTACCTACAATATTTTGTAAATGGTGAGCACACGTTGACTTAATACTAATTGGACCACTAGTGTACATACTCTTGTAACCCACATTAGGAAAACTTGTAACTCTCGGAAACGGTTTATATCTGCCACCAAATGTTTCTTGTACATACATTTTAGCGACACGTTTTGCAGTTTCCTGTGTATTGTGATCGTTTTCTGTATCAATTACAAGACTTTCTAATACACCTTGTAATTTTTCTTGTACTTCTGCTTGTAATTGTTCTAAATCACCATCTTCAATGTATTCAGAAATATTATCATTACAGTGAAATCTTTTTCCTGCTTTTTTAATTCTTTGTTTTATTTGTTTGCTAATTGGATCATGTGTATTATCCCAACTATCTTTTAATGTATCATCCATTATTGTATTTCTTTTTTATGTATTTTATTATACCATTTTACAGCAGTTGCCACTATATTGTCAATAGAACTTTGTGTAGGAGACCAATTTAATATTTTTTTAGCTTTGAAAATATCAGCTACAAGATATGCCGGATCTCCTTGTCTACCATCTCTTACAATTATGTCCATTTTACCGGTATGTTTTTGTATGATGTCTAATAATTGTTTGTTAGAAATAGGTATACCTGATCCTAAATTAATTTGTTCACATACTGAATTTTTATTTGCATAATTTAAAGCCTTAATGTGTGCGTCGGCTAGGTCCATAACATGAACATAATCTCTTACACACGTTCCATCTTCTGTAGGAAATTTATCGCCATTTATATAAAATGTTTTTAATTGTCTTGATGCGTTAATGGCCAATGGAATTAAATGAGTTTCTTTGGTTCTTGATTCTCCAATTTCTTCCTCTGGATCAGCACCTGCGGCATTAAAATATCTTAAACTTACCGATGAAATGCCATATGCTGTTTTATAATCCATAAGCATTCTTTCTACTATTAATTTTGTAACACCATATGGGTTAATTGGATTTGGTCCGCGATCTTCTCTACATTTTCGATTTCCGGGATCGCCATATACAGCCGCACTTGATGAAAATATAAATGTTTTAATATTATTTTGTACTAATTGATCAAGCAGAGCCATTGTAGTTATTACATTATTTTTATAATACTTGCTTGGATCTTTTACAGATTCACCAACTGAGGCACTACCAGCAAAGTGTATGCAAGATTGTATATCGTATCTTTTAATTATTTCGTTTAGATAACTTTGATTTTTAGGTAGGTCAACTTGAAAATGTGGGCCAAATGTTGCATGACCAAACCTTTCAATATGTCTATCAATAGTTATTGGAGTGAATCCATTTTTCTTTAATATTTTACAGGTGTGTGAGCCAATATATCCAGCTCCTCCTGTTACTAATACACAGGATCCAATTGGTTTAATATTTAGATTCGGAAACTGGTGTTCTGTAGTGTTTTCCATCTCTTCTCCATTGTTCTCCCGTGCCTGTCATAATGTCAATCATTCTGTCTATTGTACCGTCAGTCCAATCAGATATTTGACCCATACTAGGGGATGGTTTCATTAATAATACTTTTAGTTTTTCCATTGCATCTCTGCCACTCCACGGAACATACATTCTTGTTTCGTCGTTTGCAAAAACTTCAGGAAATGTTCTGTATGCTGGAAATAGTACATTACAACCTAATGAATCTGCTTCTGATACAGTATTGGATGTCCAATCTTGTAACGCACAATTAAATAATACTCTTGAATCTGCAAGTATGTTGTAATATTGATTCTTTTTTAAATTTTCATATATTGTAAGTGTGCCTTCTTTTTCCATTCGTCTTGCCCTGTCTACATATACTTTGTTATTACTTCTTAAAGGTCCACCTACGCAGATACAAAATTCAACTGGAGGCAATTTTTTATTTTGTTGCCAATGGTCAATCATATCCATAAAGAAACCTGGTTGTTTTTCTTGATCCCATCTTGCACCAAAAACAACTCGCATTGTTCGTTCTTCAAAAGGTTTAATATCTTTTACTCTATTTTGTACTTCTTCTTTGCCAAAACTTAATCCTGATATGTTATAAATTGGTGCTTTCCAATTTGCAATTTTCATATGTGCAACCATTTCTTCATTAGTTGCTAATACACCTGTTACAAATTCATTGCACATCGCTTCATATAAGCTCATCCATTTGCTCATATCCCATACGTGTATAAAATCATCAGGATCAATTGATTGTGCTAAACATCTTATCCAAACTTTTGGTCTAAATTCTGCTGGTGATTGATTCATAATGTATGGTAACGATTCTATACCTGGTTGAAACATATCTTCAAAAAATATAATATCATTTGATGTAATTTCACCAGCTTTCATCATTTGTACTAAATTCATCATTTGACTCATACCAAAATATGAACGTCCATGTGCATCTAATACTTGTCCTGTTACAATTGCTTTGGAATCATCGATAGTAGTACCAGGTACTATAACATAATCGATACCTCTATTTTTGAAAGCCCGTTCAGTCCAATCAGTTAATTGTAATGTATATCTGCCTTCGTATGGCTCTAGGCCCATGTAAAATATTTTCATTTACTCTCCAAACCCATCAATTGCTCTTGCATGAAAGGGATTCTTTTTCTTTTTTTCTTCTTCCATTTTTTCATATTTCTTTTTCTTTTCTTTATATTTTTCTTCAGTTAAAGAATGCCAACCAACACAAAGTCCTGTAGGTGATCTTCCACAATTACATTTACTCATTAAACATTTCCTTATATAATTTTGGAAATATTTTCCTACTATTTAAATTTCGTCTCTCATCCATTTTTTTTATTCTACTACGTACTAGTTCTATATTAGCATAAAAATTGGGTTCAGTCAAATACTTCAGTATATTTTCCAAACTATTTTGTAGGTAAAATCCTGGTTTTTCGTTAATTTTGGTTTTAAGAATATTAATAACTTCATTTAATATTTTTTGTGGTAAATGTTTAATGTTCAAAAATAAAGGTCCATACAGTGGTCCAATTATAAAATTATTGTTGTGAAAGCCTAACGATTTTAAATAGTCAACGCAATTAAAAATGCTTTTATAGTTTAGAATAAAATGTAACATATTAAAACTAATTCTATGATTAAGTGTTTGTATGTGTTGTAAATTTTTTAAAAAAGTATTCCAGGAACTATGGTATCTAATATATTCATATTCTTCTTCTATGGATTCTATGCTTATAGTCCAATGAACATTTTTAAACTGACATAACAATTGAAACACTCCTGTTCCTGTAGAACTTAAATTTGTGTTTACTCTTAAATGGATATCAGGATTTTGTTTTAATAATAATTCTAGAAACTCCTTATTATCGTTCATAAGCAAAGGTTCACCTCCAGCAAGATAAATGTTTTTTAATTTTTTAATATTTTTAAAGACATATTGTTTTACTTTTTCAACATTTTTCTTTTCAAATTTTTGTTTAATGTTTAATTCTTGTGCCCATTTACTACTGTAATCAGAGTTACAATAAACACAGGCTTGATTGCATTTATTGTTCCATCTAAGATCTACATGACTTAAATCAAAGTTATTTTTATCATCTAATAAGTTATTGCTAATGTGCGGACCTAATTCTTTTGCATAATATAGTCGACTACTAATACTTTCAAAACTTTTTGCTCGATTTTCTTCTTGAAAATAGCAACCTTTACAATTACTTGGAAATTCTTTGTTTAGCATTTGAGTTTTAATCTCAAGATTCTTTTTTGATTGAAGAATGTTTTCTATGCTATTTTGATGTATATTGCCAATAGTATCTTCAGCAATGATGCAGTTTTTTACTATACCGTTAGGTTCTAATTGAAAACCTGTCCAAGGTAATACACAGAAATTTTTGTCTAGTAGTTTGCGTGACATTCATGTTATTTAGATGACTTAACTAGTATAGCATCACCATTTTGGGTATGCTTAATTTTGTGATCATTTTTAAGTGCTAAATGTAAAAAAGTTTCATACTTTTCTTCTTTAACCATTAGTGTAATACAATCGTCATTATCGGCGTCATATCCATGATATGCCCAAATAAAATCTTTGCCATATATCATACCTAGGTTACCTGCAGTGGCACAGATATTTGCAACGGCATCTACAAATGTATAAGATGCATTTAAGCCTCCTCCACCTATTGGTAGATAACCCATTCTTGTTGTTGCTCTTTTTTCTTTAAATGTTATTTCTTTCATAAACTGCGTGTGATCCATTTTCTCCATCTTCAGAAACGTCTATTTCAATTTTTCTGCCTGGATATTTTTTTGTTATTTGAATGTATAAATCATCTGACATCATTTCACAACTTTTAAAATCGTTTTGTAAAGTGCCTTGACTATATAAACTTAAAATCCATCTTTGGAATTGTATAAATTCAATATCTCTATCATCATGAAATACTTCTATTGCAACTTTAAAATGAAATGTATGCCTATGCGGATATCCTAAAAATGATACGTCATATTCATCACCTGTTTTTAACTTTGGATCTTCTAATGCCGCTGGGTATTTGTGCATACCTTCTTTACGAAAGGTTACCCAAATCATTTTAGATGCCTTACCTGCTCGTTCCTTTAATGCTTGATTTCTTTGTTCGTTTAATTCATTATCTCTTATTGCATCTAATTGACTGATACTTAATTCTTCGCTTTTCATCTCATTGACCATATTTTACTCTCCTCTATTGGTTCATCTTTTTTATAATCATCCCATTTAGTAAATCCTGCTTTATCTTTAAAGTCTTTTATACTCATTGTCCATACACCGGGATTTGTTTTATTAAAATCAACGTCATCAATTTTAAAATATAATGATGTATCTTCTTCTGAGTCTGGCATTATAATTGAACAAAATGGAATAAACTTTTCATGTTTCCAAACCAATGCAAATTTTTGACTAACTAGTTGGTGTAATTCAAAAGGATAATCTACGGTTACATAATAACCATGTTCTAAAAATTTCATAATTTGTGGTACTTGCATGAATTGGCTGTGCATATAGCTTCTATTTGCACCATAATAAATTGCTTCAGCATTCACCATAACAGCACATTCTTGTATTTGATCAAATGTTAAATCATTACGAGCAAGAAATAATGTTTGTTTTCCATATGCTGGTGTGTGTTCAATTTCCACACCTGAGAAAACTGTAATATCTTTTTTTACACCGGTTTTGTAATCTCTTTCCATTACTTGCATTATAGCATATCCTTTTATTTTGTCAAACTATTTTCATTTGGTAAGTTTGCTTAATTCTTCGGTAACTCTTGTAATTTCGTCTTTAATTGCTAATTTGGTTTTTTTTAATCTTAAAAGTAGTTGTTTGCTTTCTTCACTTCTGTCACCATGTCCTCGTTCTTTGTCTAATTCTTTGGTTTTTCTATTTAGATAATCGTGATGATCTAGTAGTTTTTTTAGTTTTTTATCTTTGCGTCGGTTTAAATGTTTTTGATAATTGTCTTTACCTGTCATATATCCTCCTATTCAAATAATGAACTAAAGTTATTTTTACCTTTTCCTCCCCCTGTATGTCTTGCCCATCGTGTACCTCGTATATCTGCTAGAAAACTTTTAGCATTGTTAATAACTTCCATTGGGTTCTCAGAAGTAAACACTTCTTCGACTAATGTATTAAAATATAAGATGTTTCTTGGAACAAAATTGCTAAATTCGTCTGTATTGTCTTGTCCTTTAGTTTTTCTCCAATGTTTAACTTGTGGTTTATGTACCACACTTTCAATATCATTTAAATCATTTGCAACTTGTACTGCTTTAATATGATTATAAACACTATGAGCCATTAATAAACAATAGCTAAAACTGTCCCAAGCAGTTTTACCTTCTTTGTTATTCTTATTTAGGTCTCCTTCGCCATACCTACAAATATCTCCCATTGTTAATCTATCACCAATTGCACTTTGAAATGGAAATGGAATATCAGATCCTTTTAATCTTTTGTCATCTGGTGCTTTATCCATAATGTAAGAAAATCGTTTTGGAGTAAACACATTTTGAGTATATGTTAATCCATTTGCAACTGATAAAAATGCCGATGCTGAATCAAAACTTATTGTAACATTTGGATTAATATGTTTTTTTAGTTGTCTTTGTATTTGTGTTAAGAAACAAGCCCAGTCTAATTGTGATGTGCCTAATATGTGAATCCAATCTTTGCCGTCTAATTGCTTTTCGTCTCTCATTACAATTAGTCTTTTAAGTAATATTTCCATATCACACATATTAATACCACCAAATGCCCAACCTTCAAACTTATAGTTTTTCATTTGATCATACCAAATTGTTCCAGTTTCCCAATCATCACCTTGTAGTACGTTTAAGAATTTTGTTTGTCCAAGTCTATTTTTTTGGAAGTAATCATTATTAAATTTTGTAGCATTTAAACAATCCTCAAAACTGTTTAATCCTGATTTTCCTTTGTTTAAGTCATCTGCCGCCCAAGTTGGAACGTCTAATGTCATTGCCCAATCTGATGTAAGTTCTAACCAGTTTAGTATATTGTTTCTAACTGCATTTGCTTTATTTCCTTCGAAATCTTTCCAATCGAATTGTATAACACCTTTTGCTATTTGATATCCACCAGAATCACCTACTATTGTGCTAAACTTTCTATCTCTGTTTACACACATAGAATCTCTATCTGTAACTTTATCCATATCTAAACAGGCGTGTCCTGCCGAATATAATGCAGTTGGATATGTAAAATAACCTTTATCTGGATTAATGAAGTTTAAACCTTCAACGTCTTGATCAAAACCTTTTGGAATTCTATCCTTTGGAATGTGTTTACCTTTGGTAGTTCGTTGTCTGGATATAAATGTATTGTAAAAATTTGAAATTGCAGGCAAGAACACTGCAAAGTTTCTGTTAAATTTGCCTAAATGTTCTTGCCGATATTCTGCCATTATTGCGCCTGGGCTGGAATTATATATTGATACTTGCCTAACCCCGAATCAACCGTTACCATCATTGCTCCTTCGTTTGAGAAATGTAATATAACTTTTGCTGAATCCGACAGTTTCAGTATTTGCAATACCTGTGCTACAGGCCAACTCCATCCTTTATTTAGAGTTCCTTTCACTCCTTTTGCAAAAACAAATTCTCCACCATGTGATGCTTGATCACCAAATGAAAATATCAGGTTATTGTTCTCTGTTCTAACAACAAAAGAATTATGTTCTGTATTTGCAATAGATTGAAAGTTAAACCTTTGTACACTCGCCACGGTTGGTTCAATTTCAACGTCCCATTTAACTCCCTTAAACTTAACTGTTTTAAGTTTTTCGTTGATAATTTCAGCATTCATAAATCTGTAATCGTTTTTGAAGTCTCCCTTTTCGTTTTCAAAATGAATTCCTGTTGGAACTTCAGCACTATTTCTGTTGCCTTTTGTTACAGTTATTTTTGCTTTTTCTTGATATTCAGGACACTTCAAGTGAATATCTAATTTATTCAATTGAGGCATACCAAACGTACCAGTCATTTCTGATTGTGGTTTGTTAAAGGTTCCTTGCAAGATAACTGATCTGTCTTCTGCCATTGAATCAATAGCAGTTTCACTACCATCTCCGGAAATTTTGACAAGATCTAAAAATCCTAGTCCATGCGTGTGCTTAACTATGTCTTGTAAGATATCTTTCATATGTTAATTGTATACTCCTTTGTTAAATTAATCAATAGTAATTTCATTTATTTTATACACTGCTGGATTTTGTTTACCAGGTTTTTTAAATATGGCATAATTGGCTCCTGGTTTAAATTGTTTCATTTCCACAATTTCATAACCTTCTTCTTTAATAATTTTTTCCATTTCACTTTTGGTATTGTAGTTCCAATAACCTCTTTTTGCTTCGTGTAAATCATAATCAAAATGGCAATCTGCATAATGTATAAAACAATAACCACCTGGTATTAATACTCTTTTAATGTCGTGTAGGTATTGTTGTATGTGTTGTTGTGTAAAGAATACAAAGGTATCCCAGCTAAACACAAGATTGCAAGAACCTTGTGGAATATTTGAACATTCAGTATTGCGTGTTAGATAAAATTTAAGATATTTTTGATGAGGTGGAGGAAATCTTCTTCGTATTTTTGCTTCTAGTTCAGGCAGTACTTCAAGAAAATAATTTAATCGCCATGCTCTAAAGTCTTTAGAAAACATACCTGTACCAGGACCAATTTCAAGACTATTATAGATATTAGTTTTAGCAAATTGGAATATTTTTCTTGTTATAGCTCCCCTTAATATTGGATCAAACATAGGTTGTTCTCTTTTTATTTTTAAATCTCGTCTAAACCAATCTAATGTTTTATCTAATCGATCAATTGTGTCTTGATTATTAGCATCAACAGCCAATTCCACATCTGTTAAAATTTGTATTTGTTCTTTTAAAAACTTTTCCCAATCTGTACCTTTAAGTTTTTGTAGTTTTTCTTTTAACAGTTTTATTTCTTCTATGCTTAACATACAGTTATTTAGATTTCAAAAAGTTTGTTGAATGTATTACTGGTTTCAGTGCTTTGTATATCCCAGTCTAATACACCAATTAAATTATCTAGTTTGCCATCTAGTATAGTTTGTTCCATTGCTTCGTTATCAAATGGCAATTCTTGGAACCATTGTGGAATACGTAATTCATCTGTAGGGTATGCAACAGATGTATATCCTAATGGATTGTTTTTAAGTTTACATACAATTACTTTTGCACCATCTGTAATTGGCAATGAGTATTTGTCATTATACATTTGTTTGCAATTATTCCAATTCATACTTGCTCGTATGTGTCCTGGCATATTTGCTTTGCCTTGTTTCTTTTCTAATTCAGTATACTTGGTTACGTTATTTGCTCGTTTAGGAGATCCTTTTTGCCAACCTGGTTTTGCTTTAAATTCTGCTCTAAAATTTGTAATTGCTTCTAATACTTGCTCTTCAGTTTTACCTGTTAATACCATATACAGTATTTCACTTAAAAAATCTTGAACAAATACAGGAGTATCTGATCTTTTTAAATCTAATCCCATAGCTTTCACTTTGCCCTCTCTACCTGCATTATCTACACGTTCACCTTCTCTATCATAATACAGTACTGCATATCTTTTCTTTGTAATAAACAAACCTTTAATTGCTACAAGTTCTCTACCTGCTTTAATAATAGAGCCACGAGTATTTGGGCAATGAAATGCTTTAGTCATATAACCTGTAAATGTTGTATTCATTTCCTCTGCAATTTTATCATATAAAGCAATTACTGAATCTTTATTCCAAGTAATTTTGCCTGCGTCAATATCATTTTTTAAAGTTTTATGTGCAGTAAAATAAACTGAATCTGTATCTCCATATATTATAGATTGGCCAGAATGATCATATTTGCCCGCAACAATGTCATTTACTTTTGCCGCCATATGTTTTGTAATGCATCGACCTGTTAATGTTACTGATTGTCCAATTCTTATGTCAAAAAATCTACAACCTGGATTTAAAAGTGCTCCATATAAACTGTTTAAATTAATTTTTTTAACAAGTTGTCTTTTATCCCAAAATGATCTTTCAATTTCGTTTTCACCACAAGCATCCATTTTACGTTGCATTTCTTGTCTTTCAGTATACCAACGTTTTAATAAGCCTGGAATAATTGCTTCAAACTCATATGTAAATATTGTACCATTAGCACTTAACATCCATTTGTTTTTGCCATCAAATATAATATCATATAATTGTGCCGCTGACATTCTTACAGATGTATCATCAGCCCAATCTACAATAAGTTCAGTACCTTTATCTTGTTTCATTACTGCTTGATATTCCCAACTACCAAATTGTCCTTCCCAAGCCGCCGCAAATGATTTTTTTTGAAATTTAGCTCTGTTTATTTCTGCTGATGTTATTACAGGTCTTATTTGTCCCACAATAGTTTCAGGTCCCATATTCAATGCTCTAATAACTGAAGGATATAGTGAATTAATATCCATTGATCCTATCCAATTATGCATTCCTTTTTTTGGAGTTGCCACATAAGCACCTGCCGCCGTTTGTACTTCTTCTCCTTCTTTTCTATAACGTCTACCTTGAACAATCATGCCACGTCTATGTGCTTCATTAACTATTGCTTGTTCAGTTACTGCAACTGCACCCATTGTTGTTTGTAGCAACACAGTATTTTGGTGTGCAATTTCGTTGGCAAGTTCAATAAATTTTAATTTTTTTTCTAGTTTAGCAAGTAGATTACAGTCTTGTCTGTTGTATTCTATAAACAATCCGAAGTCATTTTTATAAAGTGAATCTAATGATCCTTCGTAAACAGTTTTTTTCTCACCTAGTTCGTGTTCACCAATTGCATCTAATCTAAATGAATGTCTTTCCTCATATGTGTATTTTCTATATAATTCTAATAAGTCTAAGTGTACTCGTCCAACTAAATCATAACTTAATTGTTCTCTACCATATTTTTCAAATGTTCTTTTCTTGGGCTTCTCACCCCAAAAACATAAACGTCTTGTATCATCGGAACTTAATACTTTTTGTATTCTACCTACTGTGTATGGAATATCATATCCTTCAGAGTTCCAACCTGATATAACATCTGCTTCTTCAACTAGTGTAAGAAATGCATCTAACATATCTTTTTCTTTTTGAAATAACATACAGTTAGAGAATCGTTCTGTTTGCATTTTAGCATCTTGTGTAGATAGTGTTTTAGGTACTAGTGCAAAAGTAACTAACTGATCCGTCCAGCTCATATAACAACTAATGGCAGTAATGGGCATAAACGGATCGTCAGTTGTGGCATAACCCTTTTCAGGATCAAAATCCACCTCGATATCAAAAAACATAGTGTTCAGTTTAGGAGTTTCCTTGCCTAGATAATTTTCTTCCAAACATCTAAACACTGGATTGATATCTTGTTCATAAAGAGTTTTATTGGATCTTATCCGTTGCTCTTTAATGAATTCTTTTGAAGTTCTACATTGTACTTTTTGTAATGATAGTCCAGTCATAGATCTATGCTTACCTCTAGAGTCTGGATAATAGAATACATATCTAGCATCATAGTCTACAAAAATTCTTTTACCTTTAGAGTTTCTTTCAACTACATATACTTTGTCTTCATCTTTTTTATATAAAGCGTCTATGTAACTCATAGTAAAAATACTCTATAATTTCCTATTATATTCATTAATGTAAACCATCCGGATAAAGTTACAATCCAAATGCTTCTTCTTCTCCAACTAGCATAACACAAAGTACTAGAGCCTAGCAAGTACAATGGAAATACATAATGCATTGTTGGGTGTGGTGAGGTAAATGTTAAAATACAGGAACCCATAATTGTTACAATTACAGATAACAGCTCATTCCAAAAAGCAACTTGGTCCGTTTTATAACTGTTTACCCAAAATTCTTTGAGTAAACGATACACTATATCTTACCTGCCGCCGTTAATATGGAATCTAAAGTGTCCATATCATCTGACAAGTTCTGATAATTTCCTTTATGAGCAATTGAAATCGCTTTGTTAATCAATGCGGGTTTTAATTCTAGTTCCTCTGCTATTGATTTAACTGTATCTCTTAATCCTGATTTAAGATCGTCTACTTCTCCTAGGACTTGTGATCCTTGAGAAATGATTTGGATTAGCTTTTGTTTTTCGCCGTCGTTAAAGTTTCTTACTGCCATATATTTCCTTTGTTGTTAATAGTAGTATATAACAGTTTTAAGAGTAGAGCAAATGGTTTTTTTTAGATTAAACCAGATAATTTTTTGATACGTGCTAATTCAGGATTTACTTCAGTAATGTCGTTATCCTTCATTATTTGATTTGGAGAATTTATAAAATCTTCAGCCTTTGCTAATCCTCTAGAACCTGCTGATTGTGGATGTGCTGTTTGTTCACCTGTAGCAATATGTCCTCTTTGACGCATTTTGGTAACATCATCGAGATATTGTTTATAGTTGTAAGGTAAATGTTGTTCTAGTTCAGACATACTAGGTATTTATTGGAAATTATTTTTTCGTAGATTCAGTTTTTGGAGCCTTTGGTGCAGGATCCAAGTCGTTTGTAAATTTGTCTTTTGTTGGAATTTCTACTTCTGGTTGAACAGCATCCATTTCCACAGCTGGTTCTTCGATTGCTGGTTCTTCGATTGCTGGTTCTTCGATTGCTGGTTCTTCGATTGCTGGTTCTTCTGCTTTAGGTTCTTTTTCTTGTACAACTTCTGCGTTAGCTTCTGCTTCTTTTGCCTCTGCATCAGCAATAACTTCTTTTGTTTCTGGTGTTTTAATTAAGAAGTTTTTTTCTTGTAACTCTACTTCATTCATTGAAAACTTATTGTAAAGTTCTGCTAATTCAGTTCCTTCGGCTTTTTTTACGTACTCAGTTATTTCTGAAACAAATCTTTCTCTAAATGTTTTATCATCTAAAGTTGCATCTTCTTTTTCTTGTGCTTTTAATTCTGCCAATTGTGATTCAAGCTCTGTAATTTTGTCTAATCTTTTAGTTTCTTCTGTTACTGCTTTTTTAATACCTGCTGATATTGAATCATCAGCATCGGATTCTTTTATTGCTTTAGTAATACTAGATGTTGGTTCTGGTTTGGTAATTTCCTCAACTAATTTTTTTGCTTTTTTAGAAACTTTTACTGGATCAACGTATTCTTTAATTCCAGCTAATTTGGCAATATCTGCTAGGCTAACATCTTTTTCATCTAATAGTCTTGGTTCAGCACTAGCGGATTCCAACAAAGATTTTCGTTCTTGTTCAGGAGTCATATTGCTCATTGCGTTCAAACGAGCAACCAAGTCTGCAAAATTATCTGTGTAAGGTTTTTTACGTGCCATATTGAATATTTATAATAGATTCGTGATTATTTAAGACGTTGTTTTAACATTTCGGCAAGTTTTGACTCGTATGAAGTCTCAGCCCTTAATGCCGATTTTTTCCATCCTTTCGCAAGATACTCGTTGTGTTTTCTTTTTGGTATTAATATTGTTTTGCCATCTTTATGAACATATATTTTAGGTTCTGTTTGACCTAATCTTTTTAAATCAACTGGTTGTAAACCATCTTGATTTTGTTCGGTTGTTTTGTATACATTTTTAATTTTATCAATTAAAGGTGGCCAATTTTCTGAAATAACTTTAGCCTGAACTTCTGCCATGCCATAATTTTTTTTAAGTACAGCCTGGGCCATTTCTAATCCGTGCATTAAAGAAGCTTCAGCTTTACCTAATAAAGTTGCTTCTGTATCTTCATTTTGCTCTGCCTCTGTTGCAACAGGTTCGCCTTTCATTCTTACGTTTGTTATACCTAATTTTTCTAATTTCTCTGGCATTTTAGTTACAACAAATTTACCACTAGTGTCTTGGTCATCAAATTCGTATCCTACTATACTCATTAAATCTCTAATTGCAAAATTATGATCCGATGATCCAAACCCTTCTCCGTCTGGCCAATCACTATATCTTTGTTCTAATTCTCGAGCCGCATCTTGCCATTCATCTTTTAAATGATACCATTCTTCTGCTGATATCCATTTATTAAAAACTGCTCTTTGTAATATACCTTTTCCATCAAATGGTGCGTCTTCTTGTACTGCTGATTCTTCTGTCTGGTCAGGATCTGGTAACCTTGAAGTTTTTGCAAACTGTCCTGCCTTTTTGGCCTGTTCCACTTTGTCATAGAAGAAATCTATTAATTTAGGATTGTTATCTGCCGCTGACATGAGCATACTAATAAGGTCTTCGTCTACATGAAACAGTTGATTGTAGTAGTCTGACAAGTATACATCATCCTCCCTACCCCATTTTTTTAATTTTTCTGCCTTTTTTTGATCATTGTTGATATGACTATAATCGATTATCAGTTCCATCAGTTTAGGTCCATATCGTTTCATCATCTTGTCAAAAAACGCAACATCCTTATCAGAACTGTGTTTGATAGTAGAGATAGTTCTTTCTTTGTCATCTAATTCTTTTACTGATTCATCACTTCCTGGACTTGTAATAGGTGTTCCGTTATCTTTTCTATATGCTGGTTTTAACTTTTTACCAACAAATGCTTTTTGACCAGCTGGTATTTTTTCAACTGAACCACCTTTAGCAAGATATTGTTTCATCAACGCATCACGTTGTGCTTTTTTTTCTGGGGTATCGTATTCTTGCATAGCTTTTTCTAATTTGTTTTGTAAAAAATCAGTGTATTCTGGTTTCTTTCCTATAAAGCCTTCATCAACTTCTTTGTCTAATATTTTGTCATCTAAGTCTTGATGTACAGTTGGATCTATAAATTCTAAATCTCCTGCAGTCACATCTGTTTCGCCTTGACCCTCACCGTAAGATATTGTGTAAATGCCTTCATCGTCATCTGTATAGTCAACTATTCTTACAAGTTTACCTGTAGATTTTTCATGAGCATAGTCACCAATATTACCCGGCATATTATTTGGAATCATGTCTTCTCTAAACTTGTCATCTAACCATTCATCAAAATCTTCTGAATTCATAAAGTCTTGCCAAGTTTTAAATCTTGATTGTATTTCTTTACTTGATGCCCACATACCTCTAGCCGCATCTGCTCTTTCGGCACCTACATCAGGTTGTGATTCTCTTTTTATATTTTTTTCTGCCCAGTTTCTTAGTTCCATTCTTCTTCTTCGTATTTCTGCCATAAGTTTTTCATCACGTCTATTCACAGGATCTAATTCCATGTCTTGGAGATGTTTCATCAGTTCTCTATAATGTGCCTCATCTTTTGGAATAACTACGTTTCGATATTCTTTTATAGGTTTGTTAATTTCTTTTAATCTCATTATGCAAATGCCACGTGTGTTAAATCTGGGTGTGCTTGTTTAATTCTTCTTGCTTCTTTATTAAATGTCATAACCATTTTGTTTATCCAACCCTCAGGTCTGCCACCACTTATCATAGTTGCTCCGCCTCCGGATTTATCAACTGTTGTTGGAACATCTGCTGATGGTTTGTCAAGATTTTTCTTTAACCATGCAGTAGATATGTTTATAAATTTGTCTACTTCAATTGGACCTGCGTCCTCAAAATTTGAATCTAATCCTAATGCGTCTAGAATTTCCCTTACACTATGATTACTTAAATGTCCAGTTTGCGTTTCAAAACCATCTGGAAATTCCCATGTTCTTGTAGGAGCATTATATTTGTATCCTAAAAAATCTGCACCTTCTGTAAATTCTTGTGCTCTCATTATGGGTAACTCCTCTTAACCAATGGTCCACCAAACAAGCTAACATCTTTTCCTAGTTTGCCTGTTTGTGCACCTTTGGCTGAACCGTCTGGATTTTTGGGTTGTACTATTTTAGGTAGTCTTGGTGCTTTAGTACCTGAACGTCCTGGTGTACCTGTATATGCTTTATTGCCACGGTCTTTACCTATAGCTATATGTGGACTTACAACTGCCGCTATATTGCCAGCCGAAGTGGCGCCCGCAGTTGCATATTCACGCATTATGACTTCGTTTATTTTCATTATATATATTTATGTATGGAGTGATGCCTAATAGACTAGCAATAGAAAAATAACCTATTAAACGTTTTGTAGCTGGAGGCACAAAAATAAGCAAATTGTGTTTTTTAATTACTTTCATTATAATTTGGCAAGATTCTCCAATCCATTTATTATAGTAATTTTCAAATACTTTATCATGTAGTTTGCTTTTAATATAAGGGTATCTACAACCGGGCCAATAAATTTGCCATTTATGTGACTTTTGTAATTTATGTGATTTTTCCCTATCAGGTAGAGGAAATATTTTTGAATCGGTTTGCCAATTAATTTGATGCCACGTTTCTTCTCCCATAATTCTACGCCATTTTAATTTTAATCTATTTTTAATTAATTTCATTTTGTTTACATTAAACAGAGCTTTAGGTAGTAATACAACATTATGTATTTTTATTTTGGCCCATTTTGTCATGAAGCCATTTGAGTAGTTGTTATCATCGTTATAAATTTTAAAAGTTAAGTCGTTACCAATTGCATTTTCGTCTAATTCAATATATCTTAGATGTACTTTTTTGTTTTGTAATTCAAAGTCATCTAACATACAATTATTTGAAAATATTTGGACATTACAAGTTTTTTTATAAGGTTTATATTTAAAACTAACGCATAAAATATATCGCATATGTGTAATTATTTGGATTATCTAAGGTGTAATTTTTTTAATTGTCGTTGTGTTTCGCCCGGTTTAACATCTTTTGTAGTGTTTTGTTTTGTAATAGTACCGACGCCCATGGCATCTTCTTTTTCAACTTCGTTTGCTTTGTTGTTGTATTTGTTTTTAAAATCAAATCTATTATTTGGACCAGTACCTTTTTTGCGTATTAAACCCATAGGTTTAATTGACTGAGGCATTATTACCCATTCACCCATGATTTCATTTATTTTCATTGTTTCTCCTCAAAGTAGTCTTTAGGAAATAATTCTGTAAGTCTACTGTAAAATCTTCCTTTACTTTGATATCCTACAATTCTACCTAATTCTTTTCTACCATTCCATATTATAAACGTAGGTGTTCCTCTAATTTTTTTAATTCTATTTTCAGCATATGCTTGTTTAAACCACTCGGGTTGTGCATATACACTAATAATTATCAATGGTAGCTTTTTAGCTATATCAGAATCATTGTAGTCTACTGCAACTTCGTTAATAAATCTTTCACAAATATGACAAGCAGGATTATGTGCCATTAATAATTCTAATGCGTATACTGGAAACGCAAATAATATAAAAAATAAAGTTAGTAACAGTTTTTTCATCTACCATCTCCATGGCAACATACTAAGGCCTATAAAATTTAATAACATCTCTATTACAACAACAAATACTAAACCACCACCTATTTGCCATGCCCACCATTTCCATCCTGTAAGGCTACGCGACCATTGTGCAAGTTTACTGTTATGTGCTTTATCATATGCACCTGTTTTATTGCCTATTTTATTTGCCCAGTAATTAGGATCTACTATATTCTTTAACATTATTAATGGCCATAATAGTTTTTTCATTGTAAAAATTTCCTTATATTTTTTTCAACTTGTACAAGTTGTTTAGGCATTGAATCTTGTTCAATATCAGAATTATTAATAACGTGTACGTCATTAAACATACGTTGATATTCTCCCAACCTTTGGTCTATAATATCAAAATTTTGATGTATAAGTTTATCTGGTAGTGTACGTTCTCTTTCTTTATTTCTGCGTAAAGCAGTTTGTAAATCTGTGGTTACAAATATCATTGTTGTTTCATATCCTTTATCTTCTAACTCGTCTTTAATACGTCTAACAGTTCCAGCTATTCTACCTGTAGAATCTATTAGCAAACCCAATCCACTGTCAGATAATGATTGTTGTTGTTTAGTAACTAATTCTTTTGATCTTTGTCTTTGTTTTTCTCGTTCAGGTTCTTCTTCTGGAGGCATTTTCCATGATAAGTTTTTTCTTGTCATAAGATGTTTAAAAATAATATCCATGTTCACTTGTTTTAATCCTTGGAATACACCTGCTAATTTTCTAGCAACATATGTTTTACCTGCACCTGGGGAGCCAGCAAAAAATATTGCTTTATACTGATAAGGATCATGTGGACCTTCTAAAAATTCATTTGCTCTCATTTTGCGTTAATCCTATCGTTAACTACGTCCCAATTTATTATCTTCCAAGTATTTACTAGGTACTTTGTCTTGTCAGCTTGATAGTCAAGTGCCCATGCGTGTTCCCACCAGTCGACTAATAGTGCAATATTTTTTACAACTTTATGATTTTTAATTGTTTTAATTGTACCACTTGTATCCATATAGATCCAACCTGAACCTTGGATGCCCATTGCCGCTTTTGTAAATTCTTCTTTAAACTTGTCAAAATCATTTATAAATTCGTTAGAAACACCAGTTGGCCTGTTAGCTCCTGCAGGAGCTTTAAATTGAGGAAAATATAAACTGTGTAAGAATGCACCTGCTATTTGGAAGTCACCGCCCTCACTTTTGTTAGCTTTATCTACATAGCCTTTATATAGTTTGCCATAATGATAGTCTAGTGTGTCCTTACTCATTACAGGCACTAGATCTGTAAGACCATAGGGTAGTTTAGACTGTATATAGTGTGCTTTAGTCTCTTCTATTTGGTCAATTTGGTTAATTAGGTTCCTGATATTCATTATATCAGTATTTATTTTTAGGTAGATGCTTTTAAAACTTACCCTTTTCTATCATTTGTTTTGTTACTTTAGAAGGTATTTTTTGTATTTTGCCACCTTTGGCAAGAAATTCTTTCATCATACGATCACGTTCTTCTTGTGTTGATTTTTTATATTCTTTATCGGATGAATAATTTTTATTGATTCCTTCAAATTTTGGCATTAAGATGTCCTTCTAGTTCGGGTAATGTATTTAATATATTATTGTTTCGATGTTTATCTCTTATATGTACTTCTTTGCAAAATGTTTGCCAATTTTTAATGTTAAAGTTATTTGTGTTATAGCACATATCTATTAATTGATCAATTGCTTTAGTTATTTCTTTGTTAGTAAAGTCTTTGCTTATATTAGATAATCGTTTACCTGCTAATTTTAAGATTTGTTTTGGTAAATTTGTAGGTCTATAATGTAATGGAGCATCTAGTATATAGAAGTAATTTAAATATTTTTTTTCTTTTATCCAGTTAAGCAATTTGTCTAGTTTTAATATATTAAGATTAGATACTACTGTGTTTATAATAAATTTAATATTTTGTTGTTTTAAATATTCTATTGTGTTTAATATTTTTTGCCAATCGGAAGGATATCTTATGTAAGTGTTAGCATCTTTATATGCATCGATACTTACATTTACTTTGGTATTTTTAAATTTTTTGAATATTGATACCCAGGTTTTATCAGGAAAGATTGTTCCATTTGTTTGTATTTTTAAAGTAATATTTTTTGCAATATCGTTAGGAATAGTAGATAAGACTTTTTTTATTTCGGGAACCATTAAAGTTTCTCCACCTCGTATATCTAAAAACAATAATCTTGGATGTATTATTTCCTTAATTGCATCAACAGTATCTACTACAAATTTTGTATAATTTGTGTTAGGAGCCTCACTAATACCTAATATTTTGTTTTCAGCATGAAACATACTGCTATCACGTTCGTTGCAAGTTAAACATTTTAAATTGCATAGGTTACTAATATGTATATCAACATATAAAGGTCTTTGCAAAGTATTAATATGTAATTTTTCTACAATATTTTTATAATAATCAGAGGATTGTTTGTTTTTAATAAAATAGTATTCATTATATTTTTGTCTATGACTATGATGTCCACTTTTTTCTTGATATTGACATAAACGGCAATCAGCTAATCTTTTACCATTTAACAAGTCATTTCTCATTTTTTTAACTTTATCGGAATTAAAAAAATCGTATGAAGTTTGTTTTTTTATATTGCTGTCTTTAAATGTAGTATTACAACAGACGTTGTGATTTCCGGTAATTCTTGTAGTTACGTTTATAAAGGGCTGAATGCAGAAATGTTTATTGATCGTTTTGTCCATAGTTGTCAAGTGCTTGTTGTACTTTACTTAATGGATCTCTATTCGCTTGGTATAAAATTCCATATCCGCCTGCCCCTTGCCAACGTTCAATATTAACTGGTCTGTCGTCAATTAGTATATTTGGTGTACCTGATGCTTTGTCTTTTGCGTATGATTCTTTTCTTCCAGTAATAATAGTTTCATCTGGTTTTTCAATATGTTGTTCAATCCATAGTTTTTTGTATTTTGACGAAACTTCATGATCACCCCGTAGTGGTGATGTTAGAATAGAAAACGAACCTCCAGTAAATTTTTTAACCAAAGTAATTAATTGATCAGCATTTGGAAATTCTGGGAGTGTTGCAAAAAAGTCAGTGCCAGTAATTCGATTAATTACTTCTTGTTTTAAATCTTTTGTTTTATCTGATGTTAATTGTTTCCAATGTTCTACGCCATATAGTTTTTCCACGCCTCCAAAGAAATCAGCTAATACTCCATCCATATCTATATACACTATAGGTTTATTTTCCATTTGTTCATTGTACAACTTTTCGTTGTTCATTGCAACTTTTACACCCATAGCATTTTGAATCATTTGGTAAATTGTTTTACTTTTTGTACCGCCCATTACAATTTTAGAAAAATTTGCAAAATCATCGTTTTGTGCAAACTCTCTTGCCTTAGATGCCGAAGCACCTGATATACCTTCTGCGTCTGGATCTCTTTCTCCAGCACTTATAACATCTACAAAATCAAAATTATAAAGTTCGTTGCCTTTTTGATCTGGTTTGCCATTATATTGTTTTAACAGTTTATCAAATTCCATTACTCTATCACTACCAGCAACCATTATAACTCTTGTTCTGCCTTGTGCTTCAATAACTTGTAATGCTTTTATGACTGTATTTGCTTCACTATGTCCAATTTCTAAATCTGGATCATTTATTAAAGTTCGTAGATATGCTAACTTTTGATTAAAAGAAAGTGGATCTTTTTTTGCGTTTTGTGTATGAGATAGAAAAATAAATCCTTTGCCATTAACTTTTTTAGCCTGGGCTTGGACCAGTTCAATTAATTTTTGGTGTCCTATTGTGGGAGGATTAAATCGGCCAAAAGCAAAAACGGCTGTTGCCCTACCGTCCTCTTTGAGAAACAGTTCCTTTAACAACATCGTATTCGCCTTTTTCTATATTTTCCTTTTCTCTATCTGCTATTACTTGAGCAACTTTTAATCTAGTTTCTTTTGGAAACATATCTTTAACATCTTGATCTGGTGTGCCAAATTCTTTAACATATTCTCTGGCCGCATCATCTACAAGGTACATCCATAATTTAATTACTTTTTCATGGTCGTATATACCTCTTCTCATTTTTCTTTTAATGTTTTCAATAATAGGCATAAAACGTCTACGATATAAATCTTCGTTATTCATTATGTACGAGTCTAGCTCGTTTACTGCGTCAGAGTCTTGTGCTTCTGTTATGAATTGATATGCTCTCATTAAGCATATTTATTAGTAAAGGTTCTCAAGTAACCACATATAAAAGGGAGAAGTGAATGTGAATGTCCAAGATCCGTTATGACCCATTTCAGTTACATTTTTAAAGGTCTCAGGCAATTTGTTACCTGCTTTTGCTTGTTGTGATGCCCATGGTTCAGGATATTCTGGTCTATATATACCTTCGTATACTAATGCTCCTATATCAATTTCATCAATTGTTATTTGACCGATATGTAATGCTTGGTCTTTAACAATTTTGCCATCTTCAACAATAGTTTGCTTGGGAGTTTTGTTAGTTCTCTTTATAATAAAATCGTATGATTTATTGTGTTCAAGTTCGTGTTCAAATGTAATTATAGTTGGTTTATTTTTTGTACTAGTAATTTCATTTTTGAAATATGAATTATCAATGTTAAGTATAGGTTTGTTAGAATCATAATCAAAGAGATTTTTATTATCAACATCGGTGATTGTTTTATCGCTTGATTTATTAAGTTTTATTTCTGCTATTGGGGGTGTGTCCCAATATGTTGAAGACAATTCAATTTTAAATGTTAATTTTTCGGTTTCCATGTAAATTCCAATCCGGACTTATGTCCTATATATGATTTATTTACATCGTTTCTGAATAGTTCTATAGTTATTTGAGTACCTTCTACAACTACTTTTAAATATTTGTCAGTATGTGATAATACGTCTGCAGTTTTGATTTTACCATTCTCTGTGCAAACGATTTCAACTTGATCCATGTTATTTCTTTTTAATTGGAACGAATTTGTCTGTTTCTAAATCGTAAACTAATCCGTGTGTTAATGCTATTGAATTATTATTTCTGCTGTCACCGTATAAATTTGCTTTTAAAGTTTTGCCATCTTTTTCGTAACATTTTGGATTTTTCATCCATAAAAATTTACAATTTGTGTGTAATTTTTTAACATAGTTAAATCCTAAACTAACACCATCGTGTCCATCTTGTCCAGCAATATCTTGTCTGTATTCTGCTTTAAAGTTCCAAGATGCATCCATATCATTTGTTGGTGTGTGATTATAAAAGAATCCAATATCTTTTTCAATTTTAGAAGGACTCATATCAGATTCGATAGTTGTATAATTAACATCACCATCTAATGTTCTTGATTCAGGAACCGTTAAATTCATTGTACCATTTGTAATATGACTTGGTGTTGATAATGAGAATCCCCAAGAATTATTTTGATCCTTGTGTACTTCATATGCTAGTTTCATAGATTCTGTTTCAATGTTATCAAATCCTGTTATTAAACTATTATCAGTTGTATTAACATCTGTATAACCTTTTGAATAATCAAAACTTAACACATTGTTACCTAATTGATATTCAATACCTATTTGTCCAAAATTTGTAATGTTATTATCACCAACTGCTAATGCACCACTTGAAGAGTTACCTAACCAGTTGTCTTGTTCATTCATTTGTCCAATTGATGTTTTTAATTTAAATTTATTACTTAACATAAAGTTTTTACCTATATTTGCTGAAAAGTCTCCATTTCCATTTTCACCTGAGTATATACCAAAGTTCATATATCCTAAATCATAATTGCCACCTTGTGCAAAATTTCCGTACATAGATTGAATTGGAAGATATGTGTGTCCATTCATCATCATATCTATATCAGATACTTTTCTCATATCTTTAACTGAAAAACTTGATCCTAAATTTAGATAATAATCTCTTTCATATTCATCCAATATCATTACTTTTAAATTTGCTAAATTACTTGGCAACGCAGTACCAGTTGCAAAATATGTTCCATATACATTTATAATTGGTCCGTTTGTTCTACCTGTTGTTGGAATACCTGTTGCACCTTGTGGTTTTGTTGCTTCACTTAAATCTAATAAACCTTGTCCGTGTGTGTTTACATTATAACCATATATATTTTTATTTGCAGTAGACAATATAAGTTTAACAAGATTGTCACCTTTCATGTGTGGCCACATTTGATTTATTACACCAAATGCTCCAGTTACGTGTGGTGCCGCCATACTAGTACCAGACATATTCATATATCCATTGCCACCTAAATGAGTTGGAACAGAACTATTGATAAGATTACCTGGTGCTAAAATATAAAAGTCTGAAACTTTGTATTGGTCATTACAAGCATTATTAGAAATGTCTAAACATACGTGACCTGCTTTATTACCTGCAATTGTTCCGTTATCCCAGTTACCTACAATAATCATTTTGCCACCTAATATAAGGTTTCCACTTGCATCTACTTCTACTGCCCAAATACCGGGATCACCTGAGTGATTGAATCCATAGTTACCTGCAGAGTTTACTAAAATAATATCGTTGTCAGTTGCTACTTTATAATATTTTGCATTTCCATCACCATTGTCCATTTTTGAAGTAATTTCTGATGCGTTATATGTGCCATCTCCTAATTGAGTTACTGTACTACCTTGTCCATTAGTAAACAATGTTGGAGTATTCCAACTCATATTAACTGCGACAATGTTTAAATTTTCGCCATTTGGATCTTTTAATTTTGCAAAATCATGTAATGCCTGTTGAGCATAACTTTTTGAAATACCACCATATCCATAATAGTCAACGTTGGCACCAACTAATTCGGCATCAAACGCCACACCGTGATTTCCTGTATTATTTTTTTTACCTGCTATAATACCTGCAACGTGTGTACCGTGAACTTGTGTATTGCCTGATGTAGATACTGTATTATCATATCTTGTATAATCATTGTACCATTTATATTTGCCACTTAATTCTGGGTGATCAGTTTGTTGGTATGTATCAATTATTCCTAATACTGCACCTTTACCTGTCCATCCTTTTGCATAAGCATCTGCGGCATTTATAGTATTCAATCCGTGGTTTGTATTGTATTCAGTTGTTTTGTGATCATTTACAACTGTAGACATATTTTCTGTTTTTGTACCTAGTGTTGTATCTTGATCTGTGTATGCGTTTGAAATTGTAACCTGTGCAATTTGTGTACCTGAATTACTTGAAGTAGAAACTGTATTAGCAGTTGTTTCACTAACTGGTAGTTCTTCTGTTCTTGTAGCAGTACTAATTGTATTAACTGTCCAATCACTTGTCACTACTGTTGCAGTACCTGAAATAGTTTCTGATGTACCGTCTTTATATGTAACCTTTGTTTGTGGTGTTGTAGTTGTAATTGTTCTAGAATTTTGTTTTGTAATATCTGTGTAAGTTCTTGTTCTTGTTACCGTAGTTGTGACTGGTGTAGTAATTGTAGTATCAACATATCTTACGGTTGTTCTTGTCGTAGTGTTGTCACCATTATCAACATCTGTAACAACATCTCTGTTTGCAGTTGTAGTAACCGCAGTTCCGTTTGCAGTAGTTGTATTTGTATCTTCTGCATCTGCATAATTTGTCACAACATATTGATCGTTGGTTTCAGTAACTGTATTAACCGTAGCTTCAAGAGTTTCTGATGTTATTACTGGATTGTCACCTTCTCTAGTTTCTGTTGAAGTTTCTACTGTTGGATCTAAAGCTATTGTAGAAACAACCGGTGTTCCATATGTACAGGCACTATCAACTGTTGTACCATTTAATAAAGTTTTTCTAACTATTGTACAAGGTGTTGTTGTAGTAGTTCGGTAATTTGGAGTAGTAATTGTAATTGTTCTTGTTTCTTGTCCACCACCAGCATTTACAGTTGTCCAGTCACTTGTTGAAGTTGATGCTTCAGCAGTACCTACTGTATCAACTGTTGAAACTGTAGATGTACCACTTACTGTTTCTGTACTTTTAATTTTTTTAGTTTCAGCATAACTTGTTGCAGTTGTATCTTTTTCTGTATTAATAATTTCTTGTGCTTTATCTTCTTTTGCAACCAAATTGTATTCTGTTAGAGATACTGCATTACCATTTGATACTTTTTGTATAATAGGTTTAACATGATCTCTCAAATAAATCATGGCCGCGTATGCTTCTTTATATGAATTAGAATTATATATTGTATATTTTGTTGAATCGTCTTTACTTGATATTAAATCTTCTGTTTGAGACCAAAGTGTTTCTGCTTGGTTTAACATTGATAATAGTGTATTTGCTGTCTCTATATCATCTGCATCGGGTCCTGTTAATACTGCTTGTAAACTAGAATAGTTTCCACTTGAAATAGTTGATTGGAAATTTGATAATAAACTTGAATAAGAACTTACAATAGAACTTGATCCTGATAAATTAGATAAATCACCTTGAACAAAATCATTTACAACACCAGCACCAGAACCACCGCCACCGCCTCCACAAGCTGATAGAGTCGTAGCAAGAGCTGTGCTTAATAAAATCTTCCTTAACTTTGCGTTAATCATATAGTATAATAATACTATACTTTTGGTAGAAGTCAACCAAAGTAGGTCTTAAAAAGACCTATGTAATTCAATGACTTACGTCTGGTGTTTTTGGTAATTGTGGGTAAAAATTAAGAATTTAACTGAATTGATGTAATAGAACCAGCAGTAGTTGATGTTGCTTTAGCTCTAACATATACAAAATTTCCTGTAAAATTATTTGAGCTAATTAAAGTGCTTTGATCTGTTGTAAATGTAGTGCCTGAAATATCAAACCAATCTTCTTCAGTAGGAGTAGAAGCAAGTGTACCTTGCATTTTAATTGATCCTGTAAGTGTAGCATCTACTTTGTATGCCACAGTATGTACACCATCTACTTGTGAATAATAGCCATCACCTTTTGCTTTAGCACTAACAAATCCTGTATTATCAATAGTATACGTTGTTGAGCCATCGGCTGTTTCTGTTGTAACAATTTCTTCAACAATAATTGATAAACCGTCACTTGCAACACTTTTTACAGTAAAAGTTGAATTATTATTTGTAGTACCGGTTACTGTAATTAAATCGTATTGTGCAAGATTGCCAAGACTAGTGCTAGTTGCACTAATTTTATATTCAGTACCTGTTGCAGTAAAACTGATATCTGTGCCTGTAATATCCGCTTTATGCGTTTTATTTGATAATAATGTTGTGCTTGTCTGTGCCATTATTGTTATTTATTGGTTTTTGCGTTTGCCGAATCTTTCAGTTTTAGGAACCAACCCATATACAGCGGCTAATTCATTAGGATTCATTCCATCTATTGTAGTAATATCAAGGTATTTAATTTTGTATGCTTTACCATCTGCTTCATTATATTCTTCGCAAATACAATCATTTTTTCTTAATTGCTTGACAATAAGATGTGCTTTTACTTGGATAGGTTCTCCCATCCAGGATTTTTCTATAGTAGATAATACAATCGAATTTTGTTTGAATATATTATGTTTTTTTAGTTTTCTTATTGCGTCCATTTTTTATTGCGACAAATTTTATTACTTTGTCAATACCTTTTTGTGCTATCATATAGATAGGAGTTAGCATTTTTTCTTCGCTCACATAAAAATATCCATGGTAACAATGAGGATATTTGCCAATTAAATAATCTAATACATATTTGTTTGATACTAAACAGTCGTTTTCATTATTTTCTAATAGTCTCCATAAACTTTGTTTTTCTGAATCTGTAATGTGTTGATGCACATCTTTTTTAAGATGTATTTGATATTGAAATTTACCATGAGGTAATCTTTTACAACCTACTGAGTTTTTGCCTAATTTATTATATTTTGGATTAACAGATTCAGACCCATACCAGTCATTCCAAAATTCATTTACAATTTTTTTTGCTAAAGGTTCGCTTGTATAAAAAATTACATATTTTTGTTGTATTCTAAATTTCATTTGTGTTCTATAATCTAAAATAAATTTTGCTATTTTGGCTATATTCATATCAAAATCGGTTGCAGATATTTTATACATTTTTACTAAACGATATAAGTTTTCATCAGTAGTAGGATATAGTTTACTTGCATAAGGCATTTTGAATATGCTTTTAAATCCGTATTTTTGATAGTATAATTTATTGTGATGTTTTCGCATTTTCTTTTTTTGGTTTAAATTGATTTGTTATAATCGGTGCTTTAAATTGTACTTTTAGTTTTGGTACGACATCGTTAGATAAACTAACGGCAACTCTACCACCTTCTGTTAATTCACCAAATAGTATCATTCTAGATAAAGGTTTCTTAATTTCTTCGTCTATAACTCTTTGTAAAGGTCTTGCTCCCATTTTAGCATTAAATCCTTTTTTAATTAAAAATTCAATAGCTTCATCATTAGCATTAACTTCTACATTTTTCTCTACGGTCATTGCATTTAATTCTAGTAAGAATTTCTTAACAATTAATTTCATTGTTTCTTTTGCTAGTTTAACAAATTTAACTGTTGCATCTAGTCTATTTCTAAATTCTGGAGGAAAGAATTTTTTCAAAGCGGTATCATCTTCGCCGGTTCTTTCGCTTGGTCCAAAACCAATACTTTCTCTTTCCATTTCTTCTGCACCTAAATTTGAAGTCATGATAAGTGTAATATTTCTACAATCTGCTTTTTTACCGTTGGAACCAGTAACACTTCCATAATCCATAACTTGTAATAGCATATTGGATACATCACGATGTGCTTTTTCTACTTCATCAAATAATACAACCGCGTGTGGATTTTTTTCTATTTCATTTATAAACATACCACCACCCATTGTAGTATCTTCGTAGCCTACATAACCTGGAGGTGAGCCAATTAGTTTTGCAATAGAATGTTTCTCTTGATATTCTGACATATCAAATCTTAATAGTTCAACACCTAAAGTTTTTGCTAATTGTTTTGCAGTTTCAGTTTTACCACAACCCGTAGGTCCTAAAAATAAAAATGATCCAACAGGTTTGTTTAAAGTTTTTAATCCTGCTCTTGCAACTAATATTCTATCGATAATAGTATTAAGTGCTTTATCTTGTCCAAATATTTGCAGTTTCATTTTTTCTTCTAATGTTTTTAAACTTGTTGCTTGTTTTTGTGACAGTTGCTCAATTGATATACCTGTTGTAGCAGATATTTCATGTATTATTTCTTCATGGTCTATTTTGCCATCTTTAATTCCGTTTAATCTTAATCTTGCACACGCCACGTCAATAATGTCAATTGCTTTATCAGGCAATTTTTTATCTGTAACAAATTTTGATGTATATTCTACTGCGTCTTCACAAGCATCATCGGTTATAGTACATTTATGAAATTGTTCATAGTATTGTTTAACACCTTTTAATATTTTAACCGCAGTTTCATTTGAAGGTTCACCTATTTGTAATCTTTGGAATCTTCTCATTAATGCTCTATCTTTTTCAAAGAATTTTCTATACTCTTCCCAAGTAGTAGATGCAATTACTTTTATATTACCCTTCATTAGTGCAGGTTTAATCATATTAGCCATATCCATACTGTTACCACTTCCAGTAGCACCAGCACCTACCATCATATGTGCTTCATCGATGTGTAATACTGTTTTGCCTTTTTGATCTAATGCATTTAAAACAAGTTTTAATCTTTCTTCAAAGTCTCCTCTAAATTTAGATCCTGCTATTAAAGAGTTTACATCTAAACTATATACGATATGATTTTTTAAATATTCTGGAATATCTTCTTTATTTTTAGCGATACGTCTTGCAAGTCCTTCGATTAGTGCCGTTTTACCTACACCAGGGTCACCTACTATTAATACATTATTTTTATTTCTTCTTGCTAGAATTTGTTTTAGTTGATTAGTTTCTTCTATTCGTCCTATTACAGGATCAATTTTTTTATCAAAATATTTTTGATTTAAATTCTCAGTATAGTTTTTTAATATTCTATCTGCTTGGTTTGGTCGTAGTTTTTGTTCAACGCCAATCATTCCAGGGCCAGGTCCACCCATAGCCGCCATACCTTCGTCTAATATAGTTTCGGTAGATACTAGATCCATTAAGTCTTGTTTATTAACTTTGTGTTTTTTTAAGAAAAATGAACCATAACTTTTCTTTTCAGCAAATATACTGATTAATATATCTACAGAAGTAACATCTTGTCTACCTTGAAATAATGCTTGAGTAAATGCTCTGTTCATTAATCTTTCTAATGATGCAGTTTTTCGTGGTGCTATAGGTTTAGTTGATTTTGAAATAATGTCTGTACATTTTGTATCAAGATAATCTTCAACGTCTTTAATCATTTGTCCAACATTAATTTTAAATTCTGATAATGTGGTACCAATATCTTTGTCCTTGATTAATGCTAATAGTACGTGTTCAATTGTAACGTATTCGTGTTTTCGTTTTTCTGCTTCGTTTACAGAATTTGTAAATATGTTTTCTAATGATTCATTAGCTTCAAGCATTAGTCTGTTCCTCCAATTTTTGGCCAAGGTCCTCTGCTACCACCGCCACCTAATCCTTTAAAGTGATTAATTTTCTTTTTCTTTTTTCTTCTTTTTACTTTCCTTGTTTGTGGCATACTTTTCTTTTGTTCTTTAGCTCTCAATTTGTTATAGTCTGCTTCACTTATATCGTTAAATCCAAATTCATCTTCCATAGCATTATACTCTTTGCGTTGCATTAATTTTTTTTTCTAATTTTTTAACTGCCATATCCCATCGAAGTTTAGATACTTTAGTATTAAATGTAATACCGTTTAGATGATCAAGTTCATGTTGAAAGCATTTACTTTCCATACCATCTAAATGTTGCATTAAAGTTTCTCCTTTTTTGTTCTCCCATTTTACTGTAACTCTTTTAGGTCTTTCTATTTTTACAAATACTCCTAAAAAACTTAAACATCCTTCTTCATCCAACGTTTTTTCTTCACTTTCTCGAACTATCGATGGATTCCATATTATAACAGGTTTTTGCATTTTGTCAAACGACTCGTGTCCAAATGCAAAGAATCGCTTGGTAACGCCTATTTGATTTGCCGCTAATCCCAAACCTCGAGCATTTATCATTAAATTAATCATATCGTTTTCAAATTTTTCAATATCATCGTAATCAAGAAGTTTATCGTTTTTAATGTCAAACGGAGTACTTACTTCCGTTAATGCTTTATGTGGATATTGCAATATTGAAATCATAAATTTTTTATTTTGTTTAAATCTGTTTGTGAAAGTTCCGGTATTATAATGTTTATTCTCACATATAGATTTCCTCTAATATTTAACGTCTTGTGTATGGGCATACCTTGTCCTTTACAAAGGATCAAAGTTCCGGGTTGTGTAGCAGGTGGTACTTGTATTTTAATAATAGTATCAGTTAATGTTTTTAATTTTAATTCAAGTCCTCGTATTGCTTGAAAACAATTTATAGTTTTATCTGTATATAAATCGTTTCCTTTTCTTGTATAGCCATCAGAATCAAGAACACTCATTTGTACTAATAAATCACCACGTGGCATATTTTTTATTGAATCATCTCCCATACCTTTGTATTTGAATGTTATACCATGTTGTACACCAGCTGGAATTTTTACTGTGGCAAATTCTTCTTTGTTTGAAGGTAGTCTATATGATATAGTTTTTTCTAAGGTGTTCATTGCTTCTTTAATTGATATAGACATTCTTACGTTTATACTTTTATTATGTTGTTGTCGTGTTCTAAAAGTTCTTGTTCGTACATTAGGTCCACCAAAACCAGAAAAGAAATTCTCAAACATATCTTCACCAAAGAAGTCACCAGAAGTAAAATGAAAGTTTCCTCCTTGTCCACCACTATTTTGGCCGTATTTTCTTATAGTATCATATTCTTGTTTTTTACTAGAATTTTTTAATGTGTCGTAGGCTTCATTAGCTTCTTTAAATTTTGTTGTATCCCCTCCACGATCTGGGTGATGTTCTTTTGCTAATTTTTTAAAAGCCTGTTTAATTTGTTTGTCAGATGCATTTTCTGACACACCTAGTATATTATAATAATTCTTCATTTATAGTAATTATTATATTACGGATCTGTGAATTGTCAACTTTTGGTAATTATTTTTTGTTTTTTGGAAGTGTTGCACCCGGTTTACCGACATATAGTCCAAAGAATGCCGCGCCGGCACCAACTATTGTTGATATAAACATAGCTTGAGCATTGGTTGGATCTGTTAGTCCCATAAACCATTTTACTGATGTGTAAAAAGCAAAGATGTAAGCCAACATCACCATTCGAGGAATAACTCTAAACTTGTCAATAAGACCTGCTAATTTATTATACCATGTAGGTGCGTCTTCACCAGTATCAGGAATAAGGTCGCTTTTTTGTACTTCGTATTCTTCTGTTGTTTTTTTAACTTTAATTAAATCATCAGCCATTATTTTAAGCTCTCGATTTTAGCATTTCTTTTTCTATGACCGTTCCATGCCATAAAACCGCCAAGTCTTAATGACCAATATGACAAGTAGTTCATAGTATAAAATCCGTTAACATAAATGTTAATATCTCTGAATGTTTTATCCATCCATTTTTGATCTTTAATGCCAATAGTATCTTTTTTATTTTTCTTTAATAGTGTTGCATACTTGTAACCGTAGTCGTGTACAAGTCCACCCATTAATAATACTCCAACCGGAGAGAAAAAAGTTCTTAGGAATTTTGGAATACTTGCACCATCAAATGTAAATCCTGCAGGTATCACGTAATCAGTTCCGTTTATGTTGTAGTTCCAATCTTTTGTGACAGTCCAGTTTCTTGTTGATAATATCCACATTAATATACCTTTAAAAAATCCTATACCTTTTGTAGATATTTTTAATGGTTGCATATGCGGAAATTCTTTATATGTAAATTCTACTTTAGGTGGCTTTCTTTTATCTAATACGTTTATAAGCCAACCTATTAGAATAAAAACAATCACTAACGTCCATTGCCAAAATTTCATTGCAAGTGCTATTATAAATTCCATTTTTTTTCCTTTTTAAGTTATATGCGTATATTTATTCTATTGCGCCTTCTACAATACCTTGTTTAACAAGTTTTTTTCTATTTTTAATGTGTTGTTTCTGTACATCTTCTTTAGCACCACCAAAATAAGCTACTGCATGGCCTTCTTCACAAAGTATATCTGCACAACTATGACCGTCTTCAGTTGCAAAATTTCCTAAGATTCGTCCAAACTTACCCTTCATGTCTTCGCCTTTTTTGTTTACCTGTGTTTTTAGAATAGCAGTCTCACCTAATAAC